CTCGTCGGTCGGGCCTTGGATCAGCACCGTCGCCAGCCCGTCGAACGGCCGCCAGTCGCCGACGCCTTTCAGGTCGCCGATGCGGAACTCCACCGTCGGGTCCAGGGCCAGCCACAGCGCGAGCGCCCGCAGACTGGCCGTCTTGCCCTGGTTAGACTTGCCGGTGACCAGCACATGCCGCTGAAACACCGACACCGGCGCCGGGTCACCCCGCAGATCCATGCCCCACGGCGCGTGCCCGGTGTAGAAGTCCGCGACCAGCTCCACGTCGTAGGTGAGCGGGGACGGGCCGATCGGCTCATCCAGCGCCCCGGAATGGGCGATCCACAGCCGGACGGTCCGCGCCTCCTTCGGGATGGTGATGTGCAGCTCGTGCTCGTGCCGGCCAAGGTTCTCGGCGAGTTTCCGGCGCCGGTCCTGCACCTCCAGGGTCGACACCCCTGACGGCAGCTTCACGTCGACCTCGTCGCCGCACCCGGCGATGCGGATCGGGCCGAGCATGGCGGCGCCGGCGTCGCCCATGTCCTTGATGGCTTTGCGGAGCGCGGGGATACCGAGGTCGCGGAGCGCTACGACCACGACGGACGGGGTGATCGGGTCGTCCCCGGCTGGCTGCTCCTGCCCGGCCGGCCGCACCCAGGTGGGGAGTGTGGACTGCGACCGGCCTACCTGCCACAGCACGGCCAGGGTCCCGCACACGACAACCCACGGGGTGATGAGGATCAGCGGCCCCCAAGCGACCGTTACGGTCACGCCGATCCACTTCAGGATATTCCCGGCCGCGCGGAACGGGACGGCGATGCCGCGGATGTTCTGGTCGGCGCAGGCGATCAGGACACCGGAGCCGGACAGCAGGCCCAGGATGCTCCACCCGATCTTCGGTGCGGCGGCGGCGGCCCGGCCGGGCAGTTCGACGATGGCGATCATGCGTTGGTGGCGGGCGGCCCGGTGCGCGGCGAGCCGGTCTTCGAGTTGCAGCATCAGCTCGGTGTTGCCGAGCGCTTCGGCTGCCCGGATGGAGCGTTTGAGGCGTGCACTGGTGCGGCCGTCCCAGGCGCGGCGGACGGTGATGGCGGCGCCGGCGCCGACGTAGACGACGTGGCGGGCGGCGGTCTTGGCGTGCGGGTGGGTGGCGACGTCTGTGACGACGGCGCGGACGGTGGCCACCGCGGCGCGCGGCCGGATGGGTTCGGGCTGCCGTTCGACCACTTCGCCGTCGATGATTCGCTCGGGCGGCAGGTCTTCCGGCACGGCCAGTTCGCCGTGGAAGAGAGGCGGCGCGTCCTGGCGGTCGCGTGTCGGCTCGCCCATCACGGAACCTCCGCGTCCGGCGAAGCTCCGTTGAGTGCCGCTGGGCTGTCGGTGGGGGTGTCGGCCAGGAGCTGCCCGAGCCGGTACCGGCTGATCCCGTATTCCTCGGCCACGGCGGTCTTGGTCAGGCCCGCGGCGACTGCTGAACGCACTGCCGACGCGAGACTGTGATCAGTGGCCTGACCTGCGTCGACATGGTCCTGAGCGGTGTCGGAAATGGTGTCGGAGGGCGCGTCGGGGCGGGTGACGTAGCGGTGGAGGGTCCGCAGCAGGATCAGCAGCCCCACCATCGCCGCGACGGGTGCGACGGCGGCCGTCACCTGGTCGGCCAGCGACCCGCCTCTGATGCGGCCGACGTTGAATGCCAGCGACACACCCCACCCGGCGGTTGCGGTCGCTGCCGGGAGTGCCAAATCCAGCCATGAGAGGGCGCGGCGCCGGGCCAGCTGAAAGCCGTCGATCGCGAGCAGGAACAGCCCCATTTCGCCGATGGCGACGAACAGGTCGACCAGCAGCGGGAACGAGTCGGCGCGCCAGCCGTGCAGCCGGTGTTCGTGCGCCCAGCCGAGCAGGCCCGCGTAGGACTGGGCGAAGCCGTCGCCGGTGGCGATGAGCACGGCGGCGCCCATGAGGACGACGGTGGCGCCGCGGGCGACGGTCCGGGTGACGCGGGCGGTGGCCCAACTGCGGGGGGTCATGGGGGACAGGCTACTTGCCTAGGCTGACCTAGCCAAGACAAAGCGAGGCTATGTGGGCCTAGCCCGGGTCAACTAAGGTGATCCCGTGGACATCGACCCCGACGCGCGCACCGCCACATGGGAGCAGCTCGCCCAGATCCTGCGCGAGAGGATCACCGCTGGCGAGTACCGGCCCGGCCGGAAGATCCCCAGCCTGATGGCGCTCACGGACGAGTCCGGGCTGAGCCAGAACACCGTCAAGCGCGCGATCAGTCAGCTGAAGGACGAGGGGCTGCTTGAGGGCGTGCAGGGGCGCGGCGTGTTCGTCGTGGACCCGCTGCCGGCCGCCGAGAAGGCGCAGTGATCGTGACTGACCCGCTGGCCGAGTTCAACCGGCAGGAGTGGGCCGATCAGCCGTTCACCATCCAGCTACGCGGCGGGCGCGCGGACGGTCAGCGATTCACCACCCGGACGCTTCCCCGGATGTGGCGGGCGCCGGACGTCCCGCCGCTGTCGCTCGTCATACCGCCGGATCCTGAGGTCATACCCACCGCAGAGTCCTTGACCATCACGTACTGGCCGACTGGCGAGGTCACCGACGACGGATGCCACATCTTTGAAGCCAGGTGACCTGAGCTCAGCCGTCCGCGTTGTGCGGCACGTCCCCGCCGTCGTCTTGTGGCCGGTCCTGATCCTCGCCCGGCGGGAGCAGGTACGGCAGCAGCGGCAGCTCGGCCACCTCGGGGCTCACTTCGGGATCTTCCGAAGTCACCGGTCCTCCTCGGCTGGCGCTACCTCGTTCAGCAGCGCCTCGGCGATCGGAGCGGCCTTCGCCTCGCGCTGCTCACGCTCGGCCTTCCACGGCCCGTACCCGCCGTGCGCCTCAGTCGGAATCTCGTCCAGCCACGCCAGCAGCAACTCCCCGGCGGAGGTGAACGGCGGCCGAGGCTTCACAGCCGGTCGTGTGCTGCGGCCGGGCTCCCGCCAGGCAATCCGGCCGCAGCAGTCTCGGTTTCCTTCTCGGCCCGGGAAACGATCTCGGCGTGCATCCGGGCGGCGGCGCACAGCCAGTCGAGTTCCTGCGGGGTGCTGGCCTCGACGTGATCGACACAGCCCTTGTCAAGCTGGTAGTGGCTGAGTGGCTCCAGCGGCTCGGCGGTGTAGGTGCCGTCGTCGCGGACGCTGGTGACCCAGCCGTTGACGTGCGGAGCTCTGGCGGGTGAGTGCACAGTCATGCACGGCACGCTACCTCTGGCTGGGCAGGGTTGGCCATACCCAGCCCTGCCTTTCTAGGGTTTGCCCTGCTCAACTAGGGTTTCGATCATGGACATCAGCATCGACCCGGACGGAGATGACGCCCCGTACGTGCAGCTCGCCGACCAGCTCCGTACCGCCATCGCCGCCGGGAAGATCGACCGGAAGCTGCCCAGCCACATGGAGCTGGAGGAGGCGTCCGGGTTGTCCCGGAACACGGTGAAGAAGGGGCTCGACCTGTTGAAGGCCGAGGGGCTGATCGTCGCCCGGCCGGGCCGGGGCATGTTCGTCGTCCTGGCGGACGAGGCTTAGGACTTCCCGGTGTCCCAGGGGACGGGGAAGCGGCGGTACCGCCGGATGTGGCGGACCAGCGCCCGCGTGTCCTGAACGGCCTCGTAGGCGTGCCAGATCAGCCACCCGGCCGAGAGGCACAGGATGAACGGGTCGTAGCCGTAGACGGTCCACAGGTCGATCACTGCGCGGCCCGCCGTGCCCGGCGCCGGTCGCGGCGGCGGATCGCGTCGGCGAGCAGCCGTTCATGGTGCGGGCCGCGGGGATGCTGGGGGCAGGGCACATCGCGGGCACACGCGCATGGGCCTATGCGGGACGATACGGGACCCTGAGGGACGCTGTCGTCGCACGTCAAACCACCTGCCGCAGGATCATGGCAGGTGGCGTCCAGGGCACGATTAGTATGACGTCTACTCGCGGAACCGCAGGTCACAGCCTATTTCGCCTTCCTAGAGGGCACATCGAGGGCACTGGCGGCACCGCCGGACCAGAACGCGGCCAGCGCCTGGCGGCCCCGATCCGCCGCCGACGGCATCAGATGCGTGTACGTCCGGAGCGTGAACCCCGGGTCGCTGTGCCCCAGCCAGTCGGCCAGAGTCCGGATGTCCACACCCCCCGCCAGGCACGCCGACGCGAAGGTGTGCCGCAGCCCGTGCATGCCGTTCTCCCGGCCCTGCGCCACCCCTGCGGCGCGGCGGGCCGGCCGCCACTGCTGGTCGTTGAACAGCGCCTGGTGCAGCGCCTGCCCGCCCGGGCGGGTGAACAGCAGCAGCGCCGTCCTGCTCTTGGCCTTCCCCGGCCCCACCCACGGCAGCGTCACCTCGACCGGCGGGCACGCGGCGATGTGCGCGGCCAGCGCCATCTGCACCTGCTCGTCCAGCGGCACCGTCCGCTCCTTGCCGCCCTTGGGCAGGCTGAACACCAGCTGGTTGTCGATGATCCGGACCTGCAAACGGACGTGCACCTCCCGGTGCAGGAAGTCGACCGCGGACTGCTCGACCGCGAAGATCTCGCCCTGCCGCATCCCGCATCCGGCGCCGAGGTCGACGGTGGCCCGGTACCGGTCGTCCATGGCGGCCCGCGCCGCCTCGACCTGCTCCAGCGTCCACGGCACGATCGACCGGCGGACGACCTTCGGCGGCTTGACGACCGAGGTGGCGTGCACCGGGTTGCGGGCCACGATCCCGTCCTGGATCGCCGCGTTGAAGATCATGGACAGGACGCCGACGGCGTGCCGGACCGTCGCCGGAGCCAGATCCAGGCCCTTCACCCACTGCTGGACCATGCTGGGCCGCTTGGCCAGCAGGCTCATCGGCTGCTGCCCGAACGCCGTCCCATGGATGTGCTTGAGGCGGCCGTCGTAGACGCGCAGGGTCGCCGGGTCGGCGGTCTGCCCGGCCCGCCACTGCCGCGCGTAGTCGGACAGGCTGACCTTCCCTGCGGCCGGGTCGGTCCAGCCGCCGGAGTTGAGTTTGGCGGTGTTGTCGGCGTCGAACGCCTCGGCGTGGACGGCCGGGTTGTCGCCGTACCGGTCGGCGAAGTTGGCTTTCTTCTGCCGGCCGGTGTCGTCGCGGTAGCGGACCTGCCACCGTTTGCCCTGCTCGTGGTCGGCGCTCGGGTACAGCTTGTTGCGGCCACGCCCGCATTTGCACGGCTGTGTGCCTGCGGGTGGGTGGGTCAGGTGCCAGCGGTCGTACACGCTCATTTGACGCGCCTCAGCGGTTGGGGGGTGGTGTTGTCTTCAGTGTCCTCGATGAGGCGGCGGGCGACTGTTCGCAGTTGCTGGAGCTGGGTGGCTTCGAGTTCGGCGACGCGTAGGAGGCGCCGGTCGGTGCGGCGGGTGGAGCAGTGGTTGATGAGCCAGCTGGACAGGACGACGCAGGCGCCGAGGGACAGGTTTCCGGCGAGGCGGCGTAGGTCGCCGAGGTTGAGGGTGATGGCTGTGATGGCGGACAGGATGATTCCGGCGCCGAGGATCCAGCGGGTTGGAGGCTGTCGGCGGTCTGGCATGAAGGCTCCCCACCTTGGTGTGGGGGACGTTGACAATTTCTTGCGTGGCGGGATTTCTGACAGTCAAAACGTCCCTACGATTGGTGCTTTATTGGACATCCTGTGCGATAAGGCGGGCGCTGGGCAATCGTGCATATGACGTAGGCCATCTAGTCGGATTCTCACCATCTGAAAATCCGTCACCCTGCGGATGCCCGCCCTTCCTCGCCATTCAGCGCCCTGAGCAGCTCAAGGATCGCCTTTGACTGTTTGGGGCTGGCTCGGCGCAGTAGATCGCTGATCTCGGCGACCATGGCTTCGTTTCGGTCGAGCTGTTCGTCGATTCGGCGCGGATCGTCGGCGAGGGACGCTAGCGGCTCGCTGGGCGGCGTGAGTCCGGCGAGCCGCAGAGCCTCAGCGTGGTCGATCCCAAGGGTGTCGGCCACGTTCCTGATCGTCGGTGCCTGCGGCGGCTGCGGCTGCTTCTTCCAGTTCTCGATGGTGGTCCGGTCGAGCCCAAGTTCGCGGGCGAGCCGGACTTTCGTCCAGCCTCGGGTCATCCGGATCTCTTCGACGCGTTCGTAGAGGGGTCGGGCAGGAGCCGACTCTGCTGACTCTTGCTGACTCATGTGGTGCAGTGTCGCACGTTGTCCGGTTTCAAGCGAGACCCCGGACAAGTAAATTCCTGATTTCCGCGCGGACTCTTGCGGAGAGCTGCCGAGAGTTATAGTCTCTCCTCACTAGTCAACAACTCTCCGCACGGAAGGCACCTCATGCTTCTCACTCGCGCCGAGGTAGCCGCGAAGCTCAGGGTTCACGTCGGCACCGTCGACAGGCTGATCAAGGCCGGCCACATCGTGGCCACGAAGGCACCTGGGACGAACGGCTCCGTCCGCATCGAGGACGAGGAACTCGCCCGGTACATCGAGTGCGGCAAGGGCGCCCGCGTCGAGACCGCCTCCGCCTGATGGCCGCCAAGACCGCGGCACGCACCGGCAACGCCACCATCCGCGAAGCCGCCACCTACCTGCGCCGCAGCCCCAAAACACTCCGCAACTGGCGAGCCATGGGCATCGGCCCCCGCTGGAACGGCACCGGCCACGGCGTCCGCTACCGCTGGGCCGACCTCGACACCTGGCTCGACGCGCAAACCCAATGACGCAAGCGGGCCCGGCCGATGCCCCGGCCGAGCCCAGTGCGGGAGCAGCAGCTTCCGCGCTTCCGATCCTACGAGGGAGCAGCACATGACCACCACCACCCCGGGCCTCATCACCGGCTCTGCCATGGACGAGACCCGCAGGTCCCGCGCCCGCATGGCCGAACGGCTCCTCAACGACGCCGACCTGACCCCCGCCGAGCTCCGCAAGCGCCTCGACCAGCACGCCATGTGCGACAACCCCGGCGCCCACATCGAGCACATCATCGAGACCTGGCAGCAGTGGAACGAGATCAACCCGCAGACGGCCGACGAGGAGAGCGCCAAGCTCCGGCTCGAATTCCAGGTCTACGAGGCCGTGTGCTTCCTGGTCACCCCTGCTGGTGCCCGATGAGCGGCCCGGAGATGCTCCAGAAGGCGCTCGCGCTGGCCAAGATGGCCGAGGGCCAGGAGCTCGACCACGCGATGTTCACACTCGCCCAGGCCCAGGTCTACATGACCGGGGCCCTGGCCGCCGCGACCGCTCTGCCCGGCGACCTGAACGAGGCATGGCTGGCCGCGACGCGCCCGACGAAGGCAGGTGCGGCATGAGCCTCTTCGACGACGACTTCGACGACGAGCCCGGCGACGAGCTGGAATGCCCGCTCTGCGACCACACCGTGTGGGTCAGCCCCGAGGACCAAGACGCCAGCCTGTCGGAGATGGTTGGGCACCTCCGACGCAGCCACCACGGCGAGAACATCAGCGAGCTCATGAAGCGCGTCCGGCTGGTCGAAGGCGGCGCCCGATGAGCGCCCCGCAGACTCCAGAGCGCTGCCCCACCTGGTGCGCCCGCCTGCACACCTCGACCGTGACCCGCCTCTCCCACTGCACCGCCAACTTCGCCGCCCAGGGCTCCGGCGCCTACGTGGTCGTGATCCAGCACCCGGACACACAGCCGGACGTCCTGATCTCGACCCTGGACGACGCGCCGCTCCTGCACCTGGACTCCGGCACGGCACGGATGCTCGCCACCATCACCATCGAGCCCGTCGCCAAGGCGCTGCGCAAGGCCGCCGACGAACTGGACCGGATCACTCCGGGTGGTGACAGCTGATGGCCCGCGACGTCTTCATCGGCTCACTGGACGACTTCCTCAACCCGCCGGACGAGCCGCCGGACACCGACGACGGCTACACCGACGAAGAGGAGGCCGCGTACTGGGCGGTGCTCGACGAGATCACCTCGGGCGGTGAGTCGTGAAGCGCGTCATCCCGGCTCTCATCCTCGGCCTCGACGCCCTGGTCATCGCGGTTGGCACCTACGCGGCATGGCGGGGGCTGTCGTGAGCGGCGAGACCGCACGACGCAACCACGGGCGCGGCCACTCCTACCTCCTCGACGGCGACAAGGTCGACGGCGTCACCACCCTCATCAACAAGGGCTTCCCCAAGAGCGGACTCATCAACTGGGCAGCCGGCACCGTCGCCGCCAAGGCCGTAGACGAGTGGGACGAGCTGGCCCTACTGCCCGTCTCCGAACGTCTCAAGACGCTGGAGAAGGCCCACAACGTCGTACGGGACTCTGCCGGCCTGCGTGGCACTCGCGTGCACACCCTCGCGCACAAGCTCGTGCACGGCGAGAAGGTCGACGTCCCGGTCGAGCTAGCCGGCCACGTCGCCGCCTGCGTCCGCTTCCTGGACGAGTGGGACGCGGAACCGCTGCTGACCGAGCGGCCGGTGTTCTCCCGCGCGCACTCCTACGCGGGAAGCCCTGATCTGGTCGCTCAGCTCCGCGACGGCCGCACCTGGCTCCTGGACTGGAAGACCAACTCCAAGGGCCCGCGCGGCGACATGGCGTTCCAGCTCGCCGCCTACCGGCACGCCGAGTTCTGCCTCGACGACGACGGCGACGAGGTCGACATGCCGGAGACCGATGAGGGCGGCGTGGTGTGGCTGCGCGCCGACGGCTACGACCTGGTCCCTGTCGACTCCGGGCCTGAGGTGTTCCGCGAGTTCCTGTACATCGCCGAGGTGGCCCGCGCGGCCGGGCGGTGCCGTGACTACCTCGGTGAGCCGCTGCTCCCCGAGATCGAGATGAGCAGCCGATGAACATCGAAGACCTGCCGACCAATGGCGACTGGACCGAAGACGACTGGCGTCAGGTCTTCCCCGACGGAGGCAGCGGCGACTACTCCGGGACCTTCGACGTCGGCCTCGGCGGCGCGCGGATCGAGGACGTCACGGCCGAGGCGATCGGCGAGGTCGTGCACTTCTGGGCTGTGTCGTACGACGGGTACGGCGACGTGGACTTCTTCGCCGTCGTCAAGCTCACTGACGGCCGGTACGCGGTCAGCGAGGCATGGGCCGACACCACCGGCTGGGGCTGCCAAGCGGACGCCTGGTGGAAGGTCGGCCCCACCCTCGACTCCGTGCTCGCCGAACTGTCCGAGGCCAACCGCAAGCATCTCGCCGAAAGCGAGGCCAGCGAATGAGCGATCAGACTCCGGCCCTCGCCGCCGCCCTCGCCAAGGTGCAGGCCAACCTCCCCAAGCTCGAGCGCGACCGCACCGTCGAGGTGAAGCAGAAGAGTGGCGACACCTACTCCTACAGCTACGCCACCCTGGCCAACCTGTCCGAAGCCGTCCTCCCGCTCCTCGCCGCGAACGGCCTGTCGTTCATAGCCATGCCCGGCATCGGCAACGACGGGAAGATGGCCGTCCGCTACAGCCTCATGCACGAGTCCGGCGAGGCCCTGACCGGCGAATTCCCGCTGTCGGCCGAGGGCGGTATCCAGGCGCTCGGCGGCCGGATCACCTACGTCCGCCGCTACTGCCTGGCCGCAGTGGTCGGCATCGCCGCCGACGAGGACAACGAATCCCGGCTCGGCGACGACAGCGCGCCGCGCACCGCCCAGCGGCGACCACGGCAACAGGCGGAAACGGACGGCAACGGCACCGCCCAGCGGGCACGCCCGGCCGCCCGGCCGCCGCTGCCCGGCGAGCAGGAACAGCCGCCGGAAATGGTGACCGCGCCGCAGCTCACGAAGATCCAGGCGACGCTCACATCGATCGGGTGGACCGACCGGGCCGACAAGCTACGGGCCGCCTCGACGATCGTCGGCCGGCCGCTCGGCTCAGCCAAGGACCTGACCAAGCACGAGGCGCACGAGCTGATCAAGGCGCTGGAGATGGTCATCTCCGACTCCGACGACCCAGCCACGCAGCTGACCGAGCTGCTGGACGAGTTGCAGGCCCGGGAAGGCGGCGCCTGATGCCGCCGACGCACGCCGAGGCGCTGGCCGAGAACGCGATCCTGCGGGCCGAGCTGCACAAGGCCCGGGAGCGGGCCCGGGTGATGGCGCTGATCGCCCAGCGGGCCAACGACGCGCTGGAGGCCCTGGTCTGCCACATGACCACCCACGACACGACGAAGCCCCCGGCGCATCCACTCGCCGGAGGCTCCACATCTATCGAAAGGCCACACCAATGACCGGAACTCCCAACAGCCAGGGTACCGGCACCCGCAGCGAGATCTACGACGAGCTCGTCAAGTACCGCACCAACCTGATCGCCAAGTTCGAGGCGACGACAAGGCGGCACGAGAAGAACCTCGCCGAGCTGGACGCCGCGATCGCGGGCCTGGTGTCCCGCTACTCCCCGACGGTCGGTGTCGAGTACGAGCAGTGCAGGCACTGCGGCGGCCCGCTCGTGCGGACCGAGGTCGGTCTCGTCCACGACCGCAGCGGCTCCCCGGCCTGCTACCCGGGCCACTCCGGGCCGGTCGCCGCGCCGCTCGACCAGACCGCCCAGCTCCCGCAGGTATCGCCGGACGGTGCAACGCAGGTCATCCCGGCCGTGCCCGCGAACCCCTGGGCACACGTCCACGGTGGCCAGCACGTCATCGTGCACTGCGAGGGCGGCGGCATCATCCGAGGGATCGTCGACACGGTACGGCCGGACACGTTCATCGTCACGGCCGGAGAGGCCGTCTACGACTTCGCCGCCGGTGACGTCGTGCGGGTCGAGCCCGCCGAGGTGTCCGACCAGGTGACCGCGACCCCGGCCGTGCAAGAGGCGGGACAGGCCGATGAGTGACCTCACTAACGGCTGCCTCGTGTTCGTGTTCGCAGTGATCGTCGCGGTCCGGATCGGAAACGACTCATGACCGCCTCCTACGCCCTCACCGTCGCCCCCCTCGTCCTGGCCGCGCTCGCCGGAGGCGTCGCCCTCCGCCTGTTCGAACGGCGGACTGCCCTCACCGCGTGGGCCGAGCGCCGGTGGTCCGCCCGCTACCACCGGCCCGTCATCCACGCCTACCACCGACCACTCCACCGGAGAACCGCATGAGCATCAACGCCAAGGACGTCGCCCGGAAGTACATCCGCGAAAACGGCGCGGACGCCGACGGCGTGGGCGACTTCCTGTCCAGCGAAGAGGGCGCCGACGAGCTGTCGGCCGGCGGCTTCGACGCACTCAAGGACGAGATCTACGACCTGATCGACGACGCCATGGTCACTGTGATCCTGCCCGGCGACGAGGTCTGCCCGCACTGCCACGGCACCGGCACGCCCGAGCAGGCCGAGAGCGAGGCCAGCGCATGAGCACCCCGCTGACCGACGAGCAGCTCCAGGCCATCAAGGAGCGCGCCGCGACCACCAGCCCTCACCTGCTGAGCCATGAGCAAGCAGCCAAGCAGATCATTAAGGAGGACGTGCCCGCACTGCTCGGCGAGGTGGAGCGGCTCCGCGAGCGTGACGCCCATATCCACGAAGAGTTGCGCGACAGGCGCAGCGACGACCTGAACATGCGCGGCATCCTGTCGCCGTCCGGTGAAGAGCGGAAGGTCCCCTTCGAGCTGGGGCCGACGATCGCGCCCGCCGTGGAATGGCTCGTCGCCGAGGTGGAGCGGCTCAAGGCCGAGCAGGCCGAGCAGGTGACGCCGTGACCTGGATCTGGTGGGTGCTCGCCATCATCTCCACGCCACTCGCCGCCGCCGTTGGCCTCGTCATCGCCGCGGCAGGCGACGAGGACGAAGCCGACGACTACGGGCTGCCGGTAGGTGCCTGGTGAGCCGGCCCATCGTCGAATGCGCCTGCTGCGGCGTCGAAGGCCAGCACCAAGGCAACGGCTACATCACCGCCTGCTATCACCGCTGGCGCCGTGCCGGCTTCCCTCCCGAGGGGCCGCCGCCCGCGCCCATTAGCTCCGCCGGTTTCGCCGACGAGTACCGGTTCCTGCGCGACAGCGGCGAAACCCACGACACCGCCTGCGACCGGATCGGAGTGTCCCCGGCATCCGAGGGAACCCGGCTCCGCCTCCGAAGGGCCTACGAAGGTTATGAGCCGCGCAGACCCAAGAAGGCCGAGTATCTGCGGCTTCGCCAAGAGGGTCACAGCCGCAAGAAAGCCGCCGAGCTGCTCGGCTCGCCCATCACCAGCACCTACCTATGGGAGCGCGGCGAGATGAAGACCCGGCCACGCAAGGTCGCCTCGTGACCTCCACAGACCGGCAGCGGGACGGGCATGCCCCCGTCGCCGTCCCGCTGCCCGAGACCGGCCCGGTTGCCCCGGCCGGGCCGGTCTCACCAACTCCGGCCGCCGCACTGCGCGGCGCGGCGGCCGGGCCAGACGTCAGCGGCTCCCGTCCACGGGAAGGGAGCCGGGACCCGCTGGCGACCAAACGCAAGCGCCGTCCCAAAGACATTGGGACAGATGCCGAGCGGGCCGTAGTCCGCTACCTCCAGGCCAACGGCTGGCCCGGCGCGGAACGGCGGGCCCTGCGCGGCACCAGCGACGCCGGAGACATCACCGGGACACCCGGCGTGGCCTGGGAGGTCAAGAGCCGCAACCGGCCCGTCACCGACAAGCAGGTGGACGCCTGGCTCCGAGAGACGTTCTCCGAGGCCGCGAACGCACACGCCGACGTCGGAATCCTGGTCATCAGGCGGCCCGGCCACGGCCCGGCCAACGCCGGATCCTGGTGGGCCATCAGCACCGCCATGGACCTGTTCCACATCCACGGCGGCGCGGAGCTCGGCTCGACCTGGGCGCTGCTCGGCGCCTACTGGACCAGCGACATCCCCGTACGCCTCACCCTCGCCCACATGGTCCGGCTCCTGCGCCTCGGCGGCTGGGGCAACCCCATCGAAGGCGATCCTTTGGAGGACTCGTGATCTACACGATCCTGTGGGCCGGGTGGGGCCTTGTGTTCTTCGGCATCGAAGGCGTCGCCCTCCTCGACCCGCGCCCGGGTGGCACCCTGTCGGAGAACCTGTGGCGGCTGTTCCGCATCAAGGACCGCCGTCCCCGGCCGTTCACGCTCGTCCTGCACGCCGTCGCGCTGGTCATCTGTATCGCGCTGACCCTGCACCTGTCGCTGGGCTGGTGGGGCTGATGGACGAGCTGGACGCCCGGGTGCGGCTGCTGGAGGCCGAGCGGCTACGGCCGGTCCCTCCGCCGCCGGGCCCGGTCACCGGGATACCGCGCACCGCGCTGGCCGAGCTATGCCTCGCCCTTGGCGATGCGGATGACGGTCTTCTCGGTGAGCCGGTGTTCGATCAGCCGCGTGATCTCGGCTGGCCCCATGCCGCCCTGCGCGGCCTCCCGGATGGTCTCTCCGAGGTCCTGACGCGCACGCTCACGGGCTTTGTCGGCCCGGCCGAAGATCCGGCTCTTGGTCGTGAGGCGGGCCCGGAGTTCGTCGCTCATGGACACATCGTCCCACACGCGCGTCCGGACTAGTGGTCTGGAATGACCATACGGACACGACGTACGGACACTATGTCCGTTAGGATAGATCCCGTAAGCACGGCAGACAGGGACGGTGACTGGGTGAGTGACGGGACCTTCAGAGGCCGATGGATGAGCGAGGTCTTCCGGACTCCGCACCTATCGGCCGAGGTCAAGGTTCTGCTGCTCGCCATGGCCGTCCACATGGACGAGGCGGGCCGGTTCTCGGTGCTGCGGGAAGAGGTAGCCGCGATGCTGGACTGCTCGGAGCGCAGAGTGACCAGCAAGCAGAAGGCGGCCATCGACGCGGGCTACCTCTCGCGGGCCTCGGTCGGGCATCGCGGTCACACAGCGGAGTTTCAGGCCGAGATCCCCGGCACCGATAGGGGGACGACAGGCGTCACCCAATCCGTGCCGATAGGGGGACGACAGGCGTCACCCAATCGGGGAGAAAGGGTGACGCCGACTAGCACCCTTTCTCCAGAGGAAAGGGTGACGCCGACTAGCACCCTTTCTAGCGATAGGGGGACGACAGGCGTCACCCAAAGGCCGAGAAAGGGTGACGACAGGCGTCCCCCCACTACATATACACACGCAGAGCAGAGCGAATCCGCTGACGCTGCCGTCGTGGCTTCGCCCTCTGACGAGAAGAACGATCAAGAGAAAAAAACGAACACGGCGCGTAACCGCGCCTCGGATCGCTTTGACGAGTTCTGGTCCGCCTATCCCCGCAGGGTCGGCAAGGGCGCAGCGCGCAAAGCGTGGGCCAAGGCGCTCAAGAACGGGGCCGACCCGGATGAGGTGATCTGGGGCGCACGCGCCTACGCCAACAGCCCGCGCCGGGCCGAGGCCGACATTCAGTACACCGCGCACCCGGCCACCTGGCTCAACGCCGAACGGTGGGACGACGAGCCAGAGCCCGCCGCCGCGCCGAGCCAGCCCCGCCGCCCCTCTACGGCAGACCAACGCGTCGCCGACATCGAAGCCCTCCGCCTCGAAATGCTCGGCGACCCCGGCCGCCCCTCGCTCAACATCGTCCGAGGAGAACTCGCATGACCCCCGACCAGGTCTTCGACCTGCTGAACCTCATCGCCGCCCGCGACCGGCGCACCGTTGGCAAGGCCGACGCGATCGCCTGGGGCGCGGACATCGGCGACCTCGACTACACCGACGCGGCCGAAGCCGTCAGCCGCCACTTCCGCGAGTCCAGCGAGTGGCTGATGGCCGCCCACGTCCGCACCATCGTCAAGCGGATCAGGTCAGAGCGCCTCGACGGCTTCCAGTACGTCCCTGTGGACGGGGACGACGACCCGAAGGTCTACCTCGCGGCCCGCCGCGCCCAGATCGAAGCCGTCGCGTCCGGCCAGCGGGCAGCGGACCCGGCCGCGATCGAAGCCAGCCCCGAGCAGGCCGCCGCCGTCCGCGCGGTGTGCGCCCCGGCCTTCCGGCGGCCCCGATGACCACCGACTGGGAGGGCATCGCCAAGCAACTCGCCGCCGAGCAGGCCGAGCACCGCGCCGAGATGACCCGGAACCGCGACCTGGTGCTCGCCAACCCCGAGGCCGCCAAGCGGCTGACCGCCGAACCGCTGAACTACGCCAAGCCCGAGCAGTGGAACGGCTACGTCCCGCCCGAGCTGTGGAACGGCGCGCACAACGACTCGGCCCGCCGCGCCGCGCTGCTGGAGATCCTCGCCGCAGCCCATGAAGCGAGCGCCTGATGCCGATCCGACCAGAGAACCGCGACCGCTACCCGGCCGACTGGGCAGCGATCAGCCAAGTGATCCGCTTCTACCGCGCTGGAGGTCGCTGCGAATGCCACGGCGAATGCGGGCGCGGCACCCACACCGGCCGCTGCCCGAACGCCAACGGCGGCAAGGCGTACGGCACCGGCTCGAAAGTCGTCCTCACCGTCGCCCACCTCGACCACACCCCGGAGAACTGCGACCCGGACAACCTGCGCGCCATGTGCCAGGGATGCCATCTGCACTACGACCGCGACCACCACGCCGAGACCGCCCGCCGCACCCGGATGGCCGCACAGACCGCAGGCATGGAACCGCTGTGGGAGGACCAGCCATGACCCTGACGCCCGCCCCGCTGGAGCTGACCGCCCTCGCCGAACGTACCGCCGGAATCGACGGCGACCGGCTCAACGGCTGGCTCCGAGGCCACCTCGACGCCGGCGTCCCCTGGCCCGCCCTGTGGTCCCTGGTCGACCACTGGCTGTGGACCGGCGGCCGGGAGCTGTACGAGCTGGACGACGCGCTCGCCACCTGGCGACTGCGCAACCCCACACGACAAGGAGCACGAACGTGACCACCGAGAAGACCGGCGCCGAGATCCTCGCCACCCCGATGGAGGGCAACGACGCCGATGCCAGCACCATCCGCGAATACCTCGTCGCCCTGCTCGCCACCCTGTGGGCCGAAGGCGAAGGTTTCTCCGGGAAGCGTCCGTTCGGCAACTCCGGGTGGCACTGGGACCTGTACGAGGCGCTCGTGAAGGCCGGTCAACTGCCCGGAACCTTCGACGATGACGGCTACCTCGAAGACGTCGACAAGACGAAGGCCGACGAGCTGATCCGTCGCGCGATCAAGGCGCTGAAGACCGCAGGGGCCGCCCGGTGAGCGGCAGCGACCTGCGCGAGCGGATCGCGAAGGCACTCGGGGCCACCGTCAGCGCTTGGTGGCAGACGCCGCCCCGCCTCGACCTCGCGGCCGACGCCGTGACGGCCGAGGTACAGGCCGAGCTCGACGCCAAGGACGCGCGCATCGCCGAGCTGGAGGCCGAGAACGCGAAGCTGGCCGATCACGGCGTGCTCAAGGCCTACGCGCTCGAAAAGATGGGGGCCGAGCGGGACCGGCTGCGCGAGCTGGCCACCGAGATCCTCACCCACTTCCACGAACGCGGGCACCCCGGCAGGGAGTCCGTCCGCACCTGCTGGATCGACGAGGCCACCGTCGCGGAATGGCGACGCGCCGCCGCCCTCGGCCGGGGCCTGGTCGAGGAAGCGAGCGGGACGTGAGCGCCCGACTGCGAGCCGCCCGCCACGAGCTGTCCTGCTGGGAGTGCCGGGCCACCTGGACGTCCTGGCTCCAGCGGCTGGTCGGCATCCGGAAGGGCTACACGCCGACCGTCAAGCGAGGCCGCCGATGATCGGCCCCGACTCGACCGCCATGTGGCGACTCGGCGCAGCACCCGCCGCACGGCCCTCAGCAGGCCCCAGCGGCCCCACAAGCCCCGAACCGGCATCCGACCAAGGGACAGCAGACATGGACGCGCAGAACGTGCCTGAGGAGCTTGTGGACCAGACCGTCAAAGTCATCAGCCAGCACGTCGTCTACTGCGACTTCGGCGACTCGTGGCGCGACTGCCACACGTGCCGGAAGACCTACGAGCAGGTACGGACCATCCTCGCCATCGCGCTGCCCGCCCACGAGGCCATGGTGCTGCGGGCGATCACCGTCGAGCAATGCGGCGAAATGATCGCCAAGCTCGCCGAAGAGGCCGCCGAACAGCAGATGACGACCCGGCTCGCCGAGTTCGAGGCAGCCATCCGGACCAAGGTCGCCGAAGAAGCGCGCGCCCGGGCGGCCGCCATGAAGGGCATCAGCCGCATCGCCTGCCATGCGCTCAACGAGTTCGCCAACATCCTCGACGAGGACCTCCGAGGTGGCCAGTGATCTGCCCACCCTGCCGCGAAGCCGCCGACGCCGACATGCAACGCCGCGCCAGCCTTCCCGACTGGCCCGTCAAACACGACCCCGCCATTTGCCGTGACGCAGCAGCCCAGCCGCACGGATGCGCCTGCGAGCACGGGCAACGCGGAGCAACGGAAGGGAACGACCATGGATGACCTCGGCGAATTCGAACGGCTCATCAACGCCAGCCTGCCGCCGCACCGCGAGATCCGGCAGGCCAGCCGCCTCGACCAGCTGTGGACCGCGCTGAAATACCTGGCGTGGGCCGGGATCGTCTACCTGTGGGTGTGCCAGATCGCGCCGCCCGTTATCGACGTGACCTCGCAGTTCCTGCATTGGATGGGGAACAAATGACCATCGCCGATCCCTACTACGCGAAGCTCCTGCGGATGCGCGAAGCGCTCATGCGGGCCTACGCCAACAGCAGCGATCTGGAGACCAACTTCGCGTTCCTGATGCGCTATGAGGACGCGGTGCGCTTCCAACGCGCGATGAAGCAGGACCACGAAGATCGGCGGCGTGCGATCAACCGAGCGCGGTTGACGATCCGGGAATGGCCGGACGGAGATGACCTATCCCCGGCCATCGACACGATCGACATCCCACCACCACCCGGCGAGCCACCACCCCGGGGCGTATGGGGCAGGATCTTCGGCATCAAGATCGTCATCACCAACCACGAAGACCCGGAAGTCTGAGCGCCATGACCGACCGCATGTACCTGTGGATCGGGTTCACCGCCGGCTTCACCACCGCCGCGCTCCTATGGGCCATCGGCACCTTCAGCGGACAATGAGACACATGGACGAGCAGCCCCAACAGCAACGCGGCCCAACCAAGGGCCCCGACGGTGCCTTCGTGGCCAGCCCCGACACCGCTGCCCGCGACGCCGAAGCGGCCCGTCTACGCGGCCGAGGCCTGGGGTACCGGCAGATCGCCGCCGAGCTGGGCATCGACGTGCACACCGCCCACGACGCCGTCCAGCGTGCGCTACAGGCCATCCGCGCCGAAGGGGCCGCCGAAGCGCGCACGCTGGAGCTGGAACGTCTCGACATGGCGCAGGCCGCGGTGATGCGGGCTCTTGAGGCGAAGCATTTCACGGTGAACCAGGGGCGGCTCATCTATCTGGGGGAGGATCCGCTGCCTGATTGGGGGCCGGTGCTGGCTGCGGTGGACCGGCTGGTGAAGATCTCCGAGTCCCGGCGGAAGCTGCTGGGGTTGGACGCGGAGCAGAAGGTGAACGTGTCCGGCGGCGTCAAGTACGAGATCATCGGGATACCGGCGGAGGAACTGTGATGGACGCTGACGCCTGGACCAAGATCGTTGAGGACATGAAGGCTGCGATCGGCGAGCCCACGCCCATTGTGCCCCGCGCCACAGTGGTCCCCGCTGGGCCTCCGCTCGCCAAGAGCACCGAGCCGACCGACGAGCAGATCCGCGCCTACCTCGACCGGCACCCCGAAACCCTGCGCCGCTTCCTCCACCAGGAAGCCCGAGCCCGCGCGCCCTGGTTCCTCCGGTTCGTGCAGCAGGAGATCCGGATGCGACATATCACCATCACGGACGTGCTGCCGTGAGCCCCGATCTCCTCACGACTTTCGGCAGCCCCATCCACCCGCCCGACATCGGCGAACTGTGGATGCAGCGGCACCAGCCAGACGACACCCACCCCGCCGAATGGATCACCATCAACCGTGCCGACCCGCGCATCCTCATCTCTGGCGTGATCATGGAAGAGATCATCGCCGGGCAGATGATCGGGACGACCACCTACGACACCCCGACCGGGCCCGTGGTGAAGATCGAAGCGGATAACCAGACGGTGATCTACCGGATCGTGGACCGCTGGCCTCAGTCGTATGTGTACGTCGCCGAGTGGCCCGACTGATGACCACTCCGACCGTCGTCCGGTACGAGCCGCGCGGCGCAGCCCGTGACCTGTTCGCCACCCGCGCCAGCGAAGTCCTCCTCGACGGGCCCGCCGGCACCGGCAAGAGCCTCGCCGCCTTATACCGGCTGCACCTGGCCGCGCTGAAGTACCCGAAGATCCGGTGCCTCATCGCCCGGAAAACCGGCGTGTCCCTCGGCTCCACGACACTGGTCACCTTCGAGGAACAGGTCGCCGCCGCCGCGCTGGCCGAGCATGTGGTCCGCTGGTTCGGCGGGTCCCCCAAAGAAGCGCCCTGCTACCGGTACAGCAACGGATCCCGGATCGTCGTCGGCGGCCTCGACAAACCCGAGAAAGTCCTCTCCTCCGAATACGACTTGATCTTCTGTGATGAGGCCACCGAGCTGACCATCACCGACTGGGAAACGCTCGGCACCCGGCTACGCCACTCCCGTCTCCCCTGGCAGCAGCAGATCGCCGCATGCAACCCAGCCCACCCGCAGCATTGGATGAACGAACGCGCCGACGCCGGCCACATGACCCGACTGATCTCCCGGCACGTCGACAACCCCGCCTACGTCAACAGCGACGGCAGCTTCACGCCGCGCGGTGTCGACTACATGGCGAAGCTGCAGTCGCTCACCGGGGTGCGGCGTCTGCGGCTGTATGACGGGAAGTGGGCTGCAGCCGAGGGCATCATCTATGACGGCTGGGACCCCGCGGTGCACCTGATCGACCACTTCTCGCCGCCGCCGCAGTGGGACAGGTGGTGGGGTATCGACTTCGGGTACACCAATCCGCAGGTCACCCAGTGTTTCGCTGAAGATCCGGACGGTCGCCTGTACCTGTATCGGGAGTGGTACCACACCCGTAAGACAGTGGATCAGCACGCCGCCGACATCCTCCGCGTTGTCGCCCCTGGAGGCCGGTGGATCGAGCCCAGGCCGCGCGCGATCGTGTGTGACCACGACGCGGAAGGCCGCGCGGTGCTGGAGCGGGAACTTGGGGTATCCACGACCGCGGCGCACAAGGCAGTCACCGAGGGAATCCAGGCGGTGCAGACCCGGTTGCGGCCGGCGGGGGACGGCAGGCCGCGGCTGTTCGTGATGCGGGATTCGCTGGTGGCTCGTGATCCGGAGCTGGTGGAGGCGAAGCGGCCTACGTGTACGGCTGAGGAGGTGCCGGGGTATGTGTGGGCGGTGAAGCCGGGTGGCGCTGGGGGGTTGAAGGAGGAGCCGGTGAAGGCTGATGACCACGGCCTGGATGCGTTGCGGTATGTGGTGGCTGAGCGGGACTTCGGCCGCCAGCCGCGGTACAGGTCGTTCCGGTATTGATCAGGCGGCGAGGATGACGGCCGCCGCCCGGTGGTAGCAGGCGTACCGGCCCTTGAGCCCAGCCGGGCAGTTGCAGGAGGCCGGGGCGGTCAGGTACCGGTCGCCGCCCGAGCCGATGACCTGGAAGACGCGGCGGCCACGCAGGGGCAGGATCGCTTTGTCGGCGATGAGTTCGCGGGCCTTGACGATGGCGGCGGGCTTGAAGCCGGCGGCCTTGGCGGCGTTCTCCTGGCGCTCGCGCTTGGCGCAGACGGGGCCGATGCCGGCAGCGATGCTTTTGGCCGAGCGGAGGGTGGCCCGGCAGCGGCGGCAGGTGGCGGTGGTCTGCGTCTTCGTCATACCTGAATTGTACAACGCGTCGCTTCGTACAATCAAGAGTTTTGTACAAGAAGACGCGTAAGCTACGATGTACGCATGGACATCGCAGACGAGATGCCGGTCAGCGAGGCCCGAGCCAACCTCACCGAAGTCGTCAACGCCGTACGCCTCCAAGACCGCGCCGTACGCCTCACCCGGCGCGGCGCACCGCAGGCCGCCGTCGTACCCGTGGACGTGCTCGACCTCATCGACGCAGCTGGCGGCCTCGACGCCGCACGCGCCGCACTCAGGAAGGACGCCGATGCCTGAACAGCCTGGCATCACACTCATCCGAGCCACACACCCCTACGGATTCCGCAGCGGCCAATGGGCCATTCTTCGATGTGTCGTCCCTGGTCCCGAGCGCGATTGCTACCTGGTTGAGTTCGACGACGGGGTGACCGACTTCTGGCCCGTGAATGACCCCAGCGATCCGTACGAGTTCAGGGCGGTGAGCACCGATGTCTGAACCGACCTGGCACTCGCACGGCATGACCGCCGACGAGATCGCGGAAGCCCTCGATCAGGAAATCGAAGATCGAAAGGCGAGCGATCGACCGATTTGGCAGCACGCGCCCTACCACTACTCCAACGCGATCGAAGTGGAGCCGTTCCACGCTGAGGACGCCCTCTTGTCGATCAGCCACACCAACGGCCTGATGTCCACGAAGGTCAGCACCCCGATCACCGTCGATGCCGCATGGCAGCTCCTCCTGGCGGTCCGGCAGGCCCGGGGACCCCGCGATGGTGACCCGATGCCGACCGACCGGATCGCATTCGCCCTGGAACGAATCTGGGAGGCTGCCGTCGACGCCGTACAGGATGCCTGCCGGTTCCCGGATGGCTCACTCGACGACGACGCCTATTGCCAGCACAGGGCCGATGTGATCGCCGCTGTGCGCGAGGAACTGGGGCTGGCCGATGCCTGAGTATCCGAAGGGTGACGTCGACTGGTCATCGTCCGAGCCCGTGAGCGTCGCCAAGATCTTCGAACCGGAGCCGGAGCGCACACCTAAGCCGCCGATGGATTGGCCGGTCGGCCCGCAGGCCGAGTCGCTGTTCTTCGCGGTGAAGCGCCGTACCCTCCCCGAACAGATCCGGTACTGCGCCGAGCAGCTGCGCGCCCATCCCGGCGACGTGATCACAGCGCAGGGAGTGGCCGTGGCGCTGGATCTGGCGGCAGACCGCCTCGACGGGATCGAGCTGCCGTGAGCGATGCGGAGACCTGCCGTGTCTACTGGGGCCACAGCGCATGTGACCTACCGCGCGGCCACGACGCCGACCAGCCGATCCGCACACACCGCCAGAACCAGCCATCACAGCAGGCCGTGACACTCAACACGGCGTACCTGTTCGGCGAAGACCTGACCGCGACGGAACGAGCCCTCATCGCCGAACTGTGGGACTGATCTACAGGCCGCATGCTCTCGCGACGGGCTCCCGCAACGGCGCAACATCGATCCGCGCCCCCGGAATCGCCGGGTCCTTCCGCCACTCCCGCTTCGGAATATCCGGCACCCCATGATCGAGCGCGGTCCCGTTCAACGCCCACGTCGGGCCGCCATCCGCCGTGAACGTCACCTCGCCGATCCCCGCAGGCGACAGGACACACCGCACCGTCCCCGCCTTCACGTGCACGAACGGCCAGCGTGCCCCGTACTGCGCCTTCGTGACGTGAGCCGACGTCGGCGGCCCCGCCTTCGCCTTCGCAGCCGGGGACACCGTCGCGTGCGTCGCCCGGGCTGTCGGGGCTGCTGCCGTGTGCTGGCCCGTGTCCGGTGTCAACGCCACCGCCACCACACCCACAGCCCCCACCGCGCCGGCCGGCCACGCCCACCACGGGACACGTCGCCACCATGGGGCCGCAGGTGCAGGCTGCTGGTACACGACACACCCCGGGGGATAGGCGGGTAGGGCGACACTGAGACGCGCCAACCGGCCAGCTGGTTTACGGCTCTGGTGCCTCCGCCGGGATTCGAACCCGGATCAGTCCGCTTTTAAGGCGGGTGCCTCTGCCGTTGGGCCACGGGGGCTGGCCGCATTCATGCTAGTCAGAGGGTGCTACCGGTGGTAACACCTACGCGGTATCCTCCGTGACATGGCGTTCATCGGCACCTTGCGCACCAGCTACACCGCTGAGCGCGCCGCCGACCGCCCCAAGCGCACCCGCCGTCCGCTCCTGGTCCTCGCCGCGCAGGCCCTCGGCCGCGCCGCCGGACGCCTCTCGATCGGCTGGGCCGCGCTCCGCACCCTCGCTCTGACGTTGGCCGGCTTCGCGCTCATCGACTACGCCGCCTGGCAGTGGCACCACATCGTCGGCTACCTCGTCGCAGGCCTGTCGCTGCTTGCCCTCGAAGCGCTCACCGGCAGCGACACCCAGGCGCCTCAATGAGGTCGCCGTTACGGACGTTGACCGCCGCCGTCCGCAACCAGACCCGCCCGCCCGTCCCCTTATCCGAGAGCTACCGCTACCAGCGCGGCTTATCGTTCAACCTCGGCGCGGGCCGCCAGGACCGGGAGAACCACCTCCGCCAGTACGGCGTGTCCGGCACCCTCTACGGCATCGTCAGCCTGCTGGCCGAATCAGCAGCAACACCCACCTGGAAGCTGTACCGCAAACCGCCGCAAGACGGCCGGGTCCGGTACACCACCGGCGACCGAGGCAGCGACGAACGCACAGAGATCGTGCAGCACGCCGCGATCCAGCTGATCAACAACCCGAACGACTTCCACTCCCGGTTCGAGTTCTTCGAAGGGTCCCAGCAGCACGAGGAACTGACGGGGGAGACGTTCTGGGTCCTGGACATGGAAGCCGGTTTCCCGACCTCCATGTGGTACGTCCGCCCAGACCGGTTCGAACCCGTGCCCGACCCGGACGACTACCTGGTCGGCTGGATCTACACCGGGCCCAGCGGTGAGCAGGTGCCGCTCCGCCGCGACGAGGTCATCCTCGAAAAGCGGCCGGACCCGCTCGACCCGTACCGGGGTGCCGGCCCGGTCGCGTCGATCATGCCGAACATTCAGCAGCAGCGGTACGCGACCGAATACCAGCGGAACCTGTTCCTGAACGGGGCCGATCCGGGCGGTGTCATCACCGTCCCGAACCGGCTGACCGACGTCCAGTTCGATGAGCTGATCGACCGGTGGCGCGAGTCTCACCGTGGCGTGGCCCGGGCGGGGCATGTCGGTGTGCTTGAGGACGGGATGCAGTGGATGCCGTCCGCGCATTCCAACAAGGACATGGAGTACGGGGAACTACGGCTGGCGAACCGGGACGAGCTGCGGGAGGCGTGGCGGATCCACAAGGCCATGATGGGCACCTCGGATGACGTCAACCGGGCCAACTCGCAGACGGCGCAGGAGGTGTTCGTCGCCTGGCAGGTCATCCCCAGGTTGAACCGGCGCCGCGACACGCTCAACTCCAAGCTCCTGCCGTTATTCGGCGGGGCAGAGAAGGTCGCCGAGTTCGACTACCAGGACCCGTCGCCGGAAAACGCCGAAACAGCCGCTCTGGAGCTGTCGGAGAAGGCGAAGGCGGCGCAGGCTCTCGTCAACGCCGGATACGACCCCCACGACGTGCTGGAGACGGTCGGCCTGCCCGACATGGACGTGGTTGAGAAGGCCACCCAAGCTCCGGCGCTGCCGCCCGCGTGGGTGCCGTCGCCGCCCGAAGCGCCCGCCACCGAGCCGACACCGGCCGGACCGCCCGCGGCAGCCCGGGAGTCCATCACCATCCGCGCCCGCACCGCGGACCCCGACGACATGAAGGCGCTGGTACGGCGCGTACTCAGCGATGGATACCAGCCGGTAGAACTAGGGAGCCGCTGATATGGAGCGCGGAGCACGGCCGATGCGGTCCACCCGCCGGCTACAGAACGCCCAGGGCGGCCAGCCGCGCTGGTGGTCGATCACCAACAAGGCCGACGTCGGCGAACCCACCTTGGTCTCCATCTTCGACGAGATCGGGTTCTTCGGCGTGTCCGCCGGCGGGTTCCTCGCCGAGTTATCCGGCATCGACGGTGACATCGACCTGCACCTCAACTCGCCGGGCGGCGACGTGTTCGACGCCATCGCCATCTACAACAGCTTGAAGGCGCGGCGCGGCATCGTCGCCATCACCGTCGACGGCCTGGCCGCCTCCGCCGCGTCGTTCATCGCGCAGGCCGCCAGCCCCGGCCACCTGGAGATGGCGCCGTTCTCCACGATGATGATCCACGACGGGTTCGCGGCCGGGATCGGGAACGCCGCCGACATGCGGGACCTGGCGCAGCAGCTCGACGACGCGTCCGACAACATCGCCGGGATCTACGCAGAGCGCACCGGGAAAACCGCCGAGTACTGGCGGAACAAGATGCGGGCCACCACCTGGTACAAGGACCATGAGGCGGTCGCTGACGGGCTGGCGGACCGGGTGCGGGGCCAGGACGGGTCGGTGAAGGACGCGTGGGATCTGTCGGTCCTCAACGCCACCCGGCCCGTAGCCGCCGACGGTGACAAGCCGATCGGTGACGGGTGGGTGATGGGCGCCGACGGCAAGCCCCGCTTCGACCCCGACGGTGACGGCGACGACGACGCCACCCCCGAAGGCGACACCGACAACGACTACTTCGACGCCGACGGGAAGCAGATCAAGCCGATCCCGCCGATGCCGGGCAGCAAGACGGCCGCCCGCGAAACCGTCACGATCCACGCCACCGCACCCGCTCCCCGGCCGACCGCTGAGACCGACGCGGCCGTTGATAACTCGGCGTGGGACGCATCCAAGGCGTGGCACAACGGCACCCAGGCCGACGACCCCGAGACGTTCTACGCCGGGATCTGCGCCGGGAAGCGCACCGGCGACCCCGACACGCAAGCGGCGTGGGCGCTGCCGTACAAGTACCACCCCGACGACCCGCCCAACGCCAACGGTGTCCGCGCCGCCCTGGCCAGGCTCTCCTCCACGCAGGGCCTGATCAACAAGGCCGAGGCGCGGGAAACCCTCGAAGCCGCAATGAAGAAGATCAACCCGGACTACGTGCCGGGCGACCACATAGACCCCGGCCTGCTGTCGGCAGTGCTGAGCCAAGGCCTGATGGGAGGCACTAAGTGACCAGCAAGACGAAGGTCCCGACCGACAGCGCCGGAATCATGGAGCTGCTGAACGACCACAAGCGGCTGACGGAGTACTTCAGCCCCGAAGCGGTTGCCAACGGCGACAACAAGGCGTTCATGGACGCCTACGCCAAGGACTACCTGAAGCGGAACCCCGACACCGTCGACGACGTCCGCGACCAGGTCCAGTCGGTGCTGTTCGACATGATCCGCGACAACGGGTCCCGGCGCGGCCCCAAGCTCGGCGTCACCGCTTCGGGCGGTCAGCCGCAGCTCACCGTCGACGGGACCGCGGCGGTGTCGCGTGGCCGCGGCGCCATCTACAACAAGACGGCCGCTGGTGCCGCGCTGGAGCGGGCGTACAAGCCGCAGGACCGGCTGAACAGCATCGGCGAGTACTGCAAGGCGATCTTCGAGCTGCGGTCTCCGTCGACCCGGCCGGACCGGGACGAGCTGATCGCGAAGCTCACGCGGGTGAAGGACTTCCAGAACAGCTTCTCTTCGGAGGAGCCGGGCGCGGGCGGGTTCCTGATCCCGGAGATCATGCGGTCCGAGCTGTTACAGCTGGCGCTGGAGAAGTCGATCGTCCGCAGCCGGGCCACGGTCATCCCGATGTCGACGCTGCGGGTGCCGATCCCGACCGTCGACGACACCAGCCACGTCTCCAGCATCTTCGGCGGCGTCACCTTCTACTGGACGGAGGAGGCCGCGCAGCTCACCGAATCCGCGGCGACGTTCGGGAAGGTCGTGCTGGACGCGAAGAAGCTGACCGGGTTCTTCAAGGTCCCTGCCGAATTGCTGGCTGACGCTCCGGCGTTCGCGGCGTGGTTCGACGAGCGTGTTCCGATGGGATTCGCGTGGTCGGAAGACGTCGCGTTCATGACCGAGACCGGCAACGGCACCCCGCAGGGCTTCATCTCTTGCCCCGCGTCGGTGTCGGTGACGAAGGAGTCCGGGCAGGCCACGGGCACGATCGTCTGGGAAAACATCGTCAACATGTACAGCCGCATGCTGCCGACCTCGCTGGACAGCGCGGTGTGGATCTGCTCCCACGACACGTTCCCGCAGCTGGCGACGATGGCTCTGAGCGTCGGGACTGGCGGCGGCCCCGTCTGGATCGGCGGCTGGTCCCAGCCCGGCTCCGACATGCCTCCGATGACGATCCTCGGCCGGCCGGTCATCTTCACCGAGAAGGTCCCGAAGCTGTCCACGACCGGCGACATCAACTTCGTGGACTTGAGCTACTACCTGATCGGCGACCGGCAGCAGGTCCGCGTCGACTCCAGCGAGCACTTCCTTTTCGCCAACAACCAGGTCGCCTACCGGATCATCTCCCGCGTCGACGGCCGGCCGTGGCTCCAGTCGGCGCTCACCCCCCACAACAACAGCTCCTCGACCCTGTCGCCGTTCGTGCAGCTCCAGACCCGCTGACCGTGTAGGTGCCGGCCCCTGCGCCGGCACCGAATCAGCAAGCCGAGCAGTGGCACCCTCGGCCCAAGACCGAGCCGCAGCAGAGAGAGAGACCAGCATGGCTGGTATGGAAGCGCTCGGCCGCGTCTGCAACGTCGTCGCCTCGGCCGACAACAAGCCGTTCCGCGTGGACCTGAACTCGGGCGTCATGTTCGTCGCAGTGGCCAGCTCCACCGCGACGACCAGCCTCACGTTCACCGCGGCCACCACGTTCTCCGGCAGCTACACCAACTGGACCACCGCGAACTCGTTCGCCCAGCCGGACCACTGGTACCAGCAGACCGTCGGTGACGGCACCGTCGCGTGGACCAAGCAGACCGCGTCGTGGTCGTCGCAGGTTCTCACCATCGGTGCCACCAGCGGCTATGTGTCGGTGGTGCACATCTTCGGGTCGCATTTCGCCGACGGGTACAAGTACATCAACTGCGACGCCACCAACGCGTCGCTGACGGCGGTCATCTACGACCTGACGGTGCAGCGGAAGCCGGCCAACCTCACCATCGTGGGGGCCTGACATGGCGAACTTCATCAAGGGTGTGCAGCTGCGTGAGCTGCTGCTGGGGACCCGTGTCAGCAAGGCCACCGGCACGCTGACCGCGGCGACCGTGACCCGGTTCACGGTGGCGGGCGGCGAGTGCCTGATCACGTCCATGTACGGGCTGGTCACCACGTCCATCACCGTCGCCAACTCCTACTACCTTCAGTTGGCGCCGACGACCGGGCAGACCGCGCAGCTGTGCACGGCGCTCGACATCGGCACCACCGACACCACCGCCGGCAGCCTGCTGACGTTCGGGGCGTCGACGGCGACCGCACCGCCGAAGCTGATGTCGGCGTCGACCGCGGCCGGCGGGTACGGGCAGGCCCTGTCCACCGTCGTCACCACCGGCAACATTCAGGACGTGTCGGCCGGCACCGACGGGGCGATCACGTGGGTGCTCACCTACATTCCGCTGACTGACGGCGCGACGATCGTGGCGGCCTGACCGTGACCTACATCCCGAACCCGATGGGTGTGCGCGTCGCGCTGCTCGGCTTGAAGGTGGACCGGACGACTGCGGCGCTGCCGCAGACCACGACCGGCACCATCTTCACCGTGTCGGGCGGCCGGGTCGTCATCACCAGTCTGGTCGGGGAGGTCACGACCGTCCTCGGCTCCGGCGCCAACAGCCTGACGCTGGGGTATGCGCCGACGGTCGGTGTGGGGGACGCGACGGTGCTCGGCAGGGGCGCGGTGAGTCTGCTCACCGCGCCCGTCGGCACCCACATCGCCGCGAACCCCGGCGGGGACCCGTTCGTCGACCTGGCCACACAAGCCGGGGTAGCGCTCCCGGCGTTCGGGCTGCTAGTGGACGTCGGGTCGGTGACGGTGACAACGACCGGCAGCGTGACCGGCTCGGTGAAGTGGTCGATCACCTACATCCCGTTCGAGGACGCCGGTGTGGTGGCGGCGGCGTGAAGGGGCTGGTCTGAGTGGTGCTGTGGCAGTGCACGAATTGCAGCACGCAGTACGCGGTCGGGTTGCTGCGCTGCCCGCGGTGCCGGGCTTTCGAATATCTGGAGGAGGGATCGATCGTGCCGAAGACGACTCTTGGCGGCCCGTCGAACGCGGACGCGGCGCCCGGTGAAGTCGGCCACATCGCCGAGGAGCCAGCCGCGCCCCCGGCGAACGACAGTGCCGATGCACATGCGGAAGCTATTGCGGACGCGGAACCAGGCGGCGCGGGCGCCGAGGAGGACGCGCCGGCGCGGCCGGCTTCCTCGGCGCCGAAGGATGAGTGGGTCGCCTACGTCGTCGCGGCCGGCCTGGGTGAGGCGGAGGCGGCGCGGATGACGAAGAAGGAACTGGCCGCGTGGGAGCCGCCGGCGCCCGGCGACCTCGGCGCTGAGCTGACCATCACCGCTGAGGCGACGGTGACCCGCGGCGAGCCTGAGGAGCAGGGCGAGTGACCGCCGGTTTAGCGGCGGCCGACGCCAACGCCAAGCTCAACGTGTGGCGGAACACCACGTACACGGGCGTCAACGCGTTCTGCAAGCTCCACACCGGCGACCCCGGCAGCGCCGGCACGGCGAACGCGTCCACGGTCACCACGAGGAACGCCATCACCTGGTCGGCGGCGTCGGCCGGGTCGATGAGCCTGTCGTCGCTGTCCGGCTTCTCGATGACGGCGACCGAGACGATCACCCACATCTCCATCTGGGACGCCTCGTCGGCCGGCAACTTCCTCGCCTCCGCGGCGTTGACCGCCTCCAAGAACGTCACCAACGGCGACACCCTGACCATCTCGACGCTGACGGTGGCGCTGACCCCGATCGCCGCCTGACCAGACGAGGGGGTGAACCGTGGCGCCGTCGCTGATCACCCACTATGAGGTGTACTCCGCAGCCGCGGACCAGACCACGCTCACCACCCCGTCGTTCACCCCGTCCAACGGCGAGGTCATCGTCGTCAAGCTGACGACCTGGTCGTCCACGGACGGGATGAACGCGCCGACCGGCGGCGCCCAGAGCTACACCCTCGTCGGGACCGCCGCGCCGGGCGGCTTCAACGGCTGGTGCGCGGTGTACGTCGCGACCGTGTCCGGGTCGCCCGGGTCGATGACCATCTCCTCCACGGTCGCGACCGCGGTCAACACCCGCCACTCCATGGTCGTCGAGCGCTGGTCGTCCGCGCAGGTCGACGCGACGCCGGCGACGAACGCGACCAAGTCCGGCACCGGCACGACAGCGACGACGACGCTGACGACCGTGTCGGCGAACAGCTTCGTCAGCTGGTGCATGGTCGACGAGCAGTCCCGTGACCCTGCGGGGTCGACGTATGTGGCGACGTCGGGGACGCCGACGCAGGACGGCCTGTTCGATGGGCACGTCGGCTCCAACTCGGTGCACTACTTCGCCTACCAGGACGCGGCGACCGCCGGCAGCCAGACGTTCGGGATCACGGGCGCGAGCTCGTTCGCCTGGACCGCGGTCGGCGTCGAAGTGCGGGCCGCCGCCGCGAGCATCACCGGCGACGTCAGCAAGACCATCACCGCCACCCTGACCGCCACCGGAACGAACAGTGCGGTCGGCGCGGCCACTGAGACGACCACAGCGACCCTCACCGCCGCAGGCACGAACAATGCGGTCGGTGCCGTCTCCGAGACGACCACGGCGACGCTGACGGCCTCCGGAACCAACGCCGCCGTCGGCGGCGTATCCGACACCGTGACCGCCGGGATCACCGCGACCGGCACGAACAGCGCCGTCGGCGCCGCGAACGCGACCACTACGACTTCGGCGATCACCGTGTCGGCAACGGTCGGGTCGGTGGCGTCCGTGTCCCCGGCAGTGACGATCACGGCCGCGGCGACCGTCACCCGGGCGGCCGGGCAGCCGCGGACCGGCGTCATGGGCTGGGACCTGTATTCGACGCTGGCGCAGCAGGCCTCCTACATCGACTACTACCGATCCGTGCCGCCCGTCGCCTGCCCGAATGATGGTGAGCCGCTGCGGCTGGGCCCGTCGTCGACGCCGGGTGTCCTGTACTGCCCGTTCGATGGCTGGCAGTACCCGCGGGACTACGACCCCGAAGTGCACGGAGGGATGTGACCGATGGCCATCAGCCGGTTGACGTACTGCACCCGGGAAGACGTGAAAACCGCTCTCGACTACAAGGAGACGGCCCGCAACAACGTCCAGGTCGACCGGGCCATCGAGTCCGCGTCCGACGCGGTCGACGGGCTACTGCACCGCGTGTTCTACACCACCGACACGACCCGCATGTTCGACTGGCCGAACTTCCAAGGCGCCTACCCGTGGCGGATCTGGTTCGACGCCGCCGAGCTCGCCGACATCACCACCAACGTGCCCGTCGTCACCTCCGGCGGGAACATCATCGCGGCGAGCAGCATCTTCTGGGGCCACCCCAACTACTCGCCGCCGTACACCTACATGGAGCTCGACCGGTCAACGTCCGCGACGTTCGGGCAGGGTTTGACGCCGCAGCGGGACGTGCACATCACCGGCACGTTCGGGTATTCGGCCGCCACCCGGCCGGCCGGGACGCTCGCCGCCGACATCACGACCACGACGGCGACGACGTGCACGGTGACCGACGGCAGCCAGGTCGGCATCGGCAACGGCCTGCTGATCGGCACCGAGCGGCTTCTGGTCACCGGCCGCGCCAACACCACGACCGGGCAAACCCAGCAGGGGGCCGGGGTGAGCACGAACAGCAGCGCCGACAACGTGCTGGCCGTGACGGACGGGACGAGCATCTTCGCCGGGGAGGTGCTCACCCTCGACGCCGAACGGATGCTCGCGCTCGACGTGACCGGCAACAACGTGACGGTGCAGCGTGCCTGGGACGGCACCGTGCTTGCGACCCATTCCGGCGCGACCATCTACGCCAGCCGGCTGCTGACGGTGACCCGCGGCGTCCAGGGCACGACCGCGGCGGCGCATTCGTCGGGTGCGGCGGTGGCGGTGCATCTGGTGCCGGGGCTGGTGCGGGAGTTGGCGGTGGCGTACGCGTCGGTGACGCTCACGTCGGAGTCGTCGGGGTGGGCGAAGGTGTGGGGCGAGGGCGGCGGGTCGGCGTCGAATCTGGGCCGGTCGGTGAAGGAGCTGGAGTGTGACGCTGTCCGGGCGTTCGGCCGTCAGGCGAGGACGCGGGTCGTGTGAGCTAGGCGGGTAGGCGGCTACCTGCCATGATGTGGACAGACAACTTCATAAAGGACCCTTCCGAAGTCTTCTCGGCCGCCCCTGGCGGCTAGGACAGAATGCGAGTCAACGAGTGGATGAGGTGAAGGTGATCGCCGACGGGCCGCTATTCGACGGCCGCGCGATCACCCAACTGAGCGTGTTCCTCGACGAAGCCGTCGACCTGGTCGCCGCCGCGGCCGAAGAGGCCGTCGACCGGAACCTCGCCGCCTCCATCCGCCACCCGTCCTCGCCGCCGCGCTACCAGTCGCAGATCAACATCCGCCACGACGGCCTCGACCGCGTCATCAACGACAACGGCGTGATCTACGGCCCGTGGCTGGAAGGCGTCGGCTCCCGCAACGCCACCACCCGTTTCAAGGGCTACTCCTCGTTCCGGCGCGCACACCAGGACATCGAGCAGCGGGTCCCCGTCATCGTGCAGCCGGCGCTGATGCACTTCATCGAGGCGGTGAGCCGGTGACCCTCAACTCCCGCGCCATCTTCACCGCCGTCCAGGACCACGCTGAGACCCTGGCAATCTTCGACCGGGTCGGGAAGCACGAGCCGAAGAGCGCGCCCGGCAACGGCTTATCCTGCGCCATCTGGGCCGGCCCGCTGCGCGCGGTCGCCGCCGCGTCGGGGCTCGCGTCGGTGTCGGCCCGGATGGAACTGATGATCCGCGTCTACAACCCGATGCTGCAAAAGCCCGAGGACGACGTCGACCCGACCGTCCTGGACGCGGTCGACGCCCTGTTCGCCGCGTACGCGGGCGACTTCGAGCTGGGCGGCCTGGTCCGTGACGTGGACCTGCTCGGCCAGCACGGCACACCGCTGTCGGCGGTGCCCGGCTACCTGAACCAGGACTCCAAACTGTTCCGCGTCATAGACGTGACGTTGCCGCTCATCATCAACGACTTGTGGAATGAGGTGGCGTAGTGGCGAAAGAAACCGGCCTCGGAGACGCCTTATACGCGGGCGGCTACGTGCTGTCCAACGACATCAGCACCTACAACATCAACTCCCCACTCACCGCCCTGGAATACACCGGCATCGACAAG